TTAATTTCGGTGGTATTCCCATCTCAAGAAATTCATTACAATTGTATATACATTGAAAACAAAAACTTTTAGTAAAAGTAATAAGTAGACAAAACTAGATCCGATTATCACATAGCTTGTTTTAATTAACGCCAGTTTTATAATAAAGCTATTAGGAAGAAAATTTACAATATTAGCTAGAAATCCTCCTTTCTGCCCTATTAATACCACCAACAAATAAACCAACGCAAAAACAATATAAGCTATAAAAACTTGCATAAAAGCAAAGAAATTATATTTCAAAGTAGGCAGACCAGTTTCCTTGTTGATATGCCCCATCATGGCTAACATCATCTCTGGTTTTGATATCGTGGCAAAAATAGTGAATCCCGCAATAAGAAAACCAAGTGTACTGATTGAAAAACTAAACCCCATTGATGCCCATGTTCTGGTGTCATTCAAAATTACCGAGATGTCCTTTTCAAGACAAAAAGCATTTATTCCTAGTAATAACATCGTGACGATTACAATGAAGACATTTATCTTGCTAGGTAGTATTTTTCTTGATAGCTTATAAATTTGCCATAGCGATTTTTCACTTGTTAAGGCAGAGTCATTAAAATTGTAGGGCATATTAAAGCTTATTAAAGATCATTTTTACTTTATCAAGGGTATCAGGTGACACCTGCGGTTGGGCTATAATACCCAGTTCAGACAAATGCTTAAATTGATTATATTTAACCTTGGCCGCTTGTTTTGTATCTCGAGACAGTTCTTCTAACTCTACAGTTAAACTAAAGTCTTCATTATTTCCGCTAATTGTATCCCCTTGATTATCAGATCCTTTGATATTGATTTCCGAGTTTCCATTATTTGATGCAAAACTAGCTTGTGCGTATACAGTCTCGGAATCTAAGCCTTCTTTAGTATTTGAGAACTCTACCTTGGCAGATTTACTATTCATATTGTGGCTTACTTTTCCAAAGTCGGCCCAAAAGCCATCATTATCAATTTCTTCATTGTTTGTTGGTAAAAGTTTTATTGTAAGTTTATCAATATGGCGAAATCTATTAATGAAATCCTCTAGACTTTGCTTATCAGAAAGAGGTGTTATTCTTAAAGTTGGATAAGGGTTATTTTCAAGCAATAATTTTTTGGTGACTTTTTTTCTTGCAGGATCTTCTAAATCTTGTGACTTGTACAGCTCGTCAACATATTCTTTATGACGCTGTTTTAAACAATATAGACTGGTGCTTTCAAAATTCTGGATTGTCGGGGCTCCGGGAACTTCTTTGCAAAGAATTAATCTGTGATTGTTCAGGATAAGTAGGAAAGTGGAACTCGGTGCTGTCTCCAATTCTTTTTTATCTTCAATTATTCCTTCAGTATGACGAAAAATCTGATCGCGTCGAAGTTTGGTATTCTTGACAATGCGGCCGCTAATGCCTATGACTGGGTTTTTTGGGTTATCATCTAACTTAATAAGGTTTGTATCAAGAAAGAAGTACTCTCCTTTGTTTTCGAGATGCCTAATATATTTCATTTCGAAGAAAGACGGCATCACCACTTCATTAAAAAGATCCAGAAGTACTTTTTTGTTTCCGAATTTGAGAGTGTAATTTCCAAATTCTAATTTTTTCACGTACGACATACCTGCCCTCTATGCATGTTGCTAAAAATAAATAACAATATAGCATATGGCGATATGTTATATCTTTACTTTACCTTCAAATGTGCACCTACATCTTGGCCTTTATTATTTTAGAAATGAGCTTAATTTAACGGGCAACAATTAAGGTTATTTCATAAGATTGTTGCTGAATTTTTCAGCCTGATAATTAGGATATTCTATACTCCGTGTTGCGGTATATGGGAAATTATTAGGAACCTATTTGGATAATAATTGCTGTGACAAATTTGTGCCATAAAATGATCCAGGTAACATAAATTGTAGTTGTGTGACATTGTTTTTTGCTAAGGCAAGTTATGCAAGTGATTGTTTTGTAAAAATTACGTGTTAATAGCTGCGTCTCATAAACCAGTAGACCCAAACCCGCCCGCGCCCCTTGCCGACGCCCCAAAGCTATCCACTATGGTGAATTCAGGCACCATCACCGGCACCATGACAAGCTGCGCGATGCGATCCATTCGCTTAATCTGAATAGGTTCGCTTGATCTATTCCAGGCAGAAATCTTTAATTCGCCCTGATAATCAGAATCGATCAAGCCAACCAAGTTGCCGAGAACTAGCCCACAGTGCCCCACAGAGTGCAGTTGACTTTATCCTGACTTACTTAACGATTTTTGATGGTGCTTGCCCTTTATGGCTCACAACAGCGGATAAATCTGGGCACTGGTTTATTAAGATTTCGGTTTGAAATTCTATCCAGTACATATATATGCAAAGTTGAAACTGTGGGACGCTCGAGCGGTAGCGCATAGCGTTTAAAAAGAACGTCTTGTTAGGCTTTGTCTTCTTTCTTAAATTTGGCTGAGCCATGGTCAAAATGATCTGATAGCGACTCTTCACAGTGATGGACAATATCGCCGCTTTCTGGATCCGTTACTTTCTCATAGCACTTATCGCTATATTTATCGATGATTCTGCTTTTTTTCATCCATTTGTCATCTAACTTTCTTACGTCATCACCTTCAAAGAACTCATACCTTGGATTTTTCTTAGAATTGAAATTCTTATCTTTGAGCTTTCCAGTGAGAGATTCACGGAAATTGAGAGCAGCCTTTTCAACAATACCAATGTGTATTGTCTTCTGATTTGAGCCACATCTTGGGCAAACGCCTTTATTTTCTGATCTTATCCAATCATCAGGCAGACTTTCGCCGCAATTTGTACATTCAATTCTTGTATTAACTTCATTTTCCATGATTTGTGTATGCCTAACGTTTGAGCTCAGCACCCGCCGAAATCGGTGTATTGGGGCGAAGGGTTAGGCGCCTCTCACTTGGGCACATAGATAACCCTTAACCAAAGTGCGCTGTTGGGGTTATCAGGCCACCGACCCTCACTTATGTCGCGGACCACAAGCTCTGTTCCAGCGGGCAAGGTAATACCCGTCTTGTCGTATTCATCAATGATACCTTTGGTGATCGGCACTACCAGTTTCTGTGCGGTACCAGTCTTTCTGAAGTCAATGATATGAACATCGCGTGCCACCTTTAAAGCAATGGTGTCGCCAATTTCAATAAAACGGCGCTTACCTCGCCTATATGTTCCTTGAACAGAAACATAAGGCCCTTCAATGAAGGTTTCATGTTGGATATTGGAGTACCCAGCAAAAATCCAGCCCGTATCACCGGGCAACTGTGGAAGATTCGATGCTTGCGTGGCAACAGCTTTCTCCTTTGCGGAGCTATATGTTGCGACGTATGTCCAGGACGCGATACCCGCAAGAGCAACAGTCCAAACCATGGAAACAATTGCGATAACCATGTGGTAGCCGCGTTCCCTTGTGAGTGTTGGAAAAATGTTCTTCGCGATGACGTCGCGAGCAACGTAGAGAAAGGCACCAATCGCCAAACCCGCTGGGGCCGCAATTTGACCGAATGTCTTAAGTAAATCTAGATCAATTAAAGCAGACATTAGTGTCTCCAAGTACTTTACATAATATATACGACAAATAATGTCTCATAATCTGGATCGATTTGATCAATACATGCGTTAACGCTGAAGAATACAGATAAATGTAAAGCTTGATTGGTGGAAATGTAAAGCATTAGAAAGAAAAATTCAAACTGAGACACTGCCGAGACAATATCACTATTGTGAAATAATTTCGTATATGGCAATATACGACTCCCTATTAATTCTTCCATTAGGTTCGCCATGACCAACGACACCCTACCTTTTCGAGCTCGCCAAGCTCTCGACTTAACCACTACCGAAGCGGGTCAGCTAGTTTACGTCACTCGCCGCACATGGGAAATGTGGGAATCGGGCCAGGTCACGATGCCTGCAGCGAAGCGCGAACTTTTCATTACGAAACTAGAAGGCTGGCGATCCGAAAATCGTGAACTGGTAGTAGTGTTTGCAGACGATGGCTTGACTCCAGTTGATGTCGTTGCAAGAGATAACTTCTGTTCGATCAAAATGGTAGAAGATGGAATTTATGTTATTAGCTCGCTAGCTGTCCGCCGTGATGACAGAAAGCCGTATGTGCATCGCCAGCGCTTTCGACTCGAGCACAATAAGCATATACACGACAAAACTAATAATTGGAAAAGCGTAATGGAACAGTAGGAATGTTCTGATTCCATTCCAGGAAATTGGACATGATATGACGCCCCTTTTAAACATCAGCAAACATATCATCAACCTTGCCCTGCGCGGTTGCTGCTATTGACCCGCCCGAACTGCCCGCACCACCTTCCGCAACAATGTAATTCACATCCTCAAGAAAGAAAAAGCACACCGCATCCCACAAATCCGGCGAACCCATACCATCCCATTCAGTCGAGCCTTTTGGCGGTACCCGAATACGCCCTTTATCTGTGAATGTCTTGGGAATCCTTGACGATTGATCGAGCATCACGTTTTTATAATCCAGTGTCAGCACAGATAACCGCCCCTCCTTAGCTGCCCTGGCCGCTTGATGCATGGCTTGCGCTCGCAGATTGAGGTATCTATCCTTATTCTTGTTTTTGAAGCATGGATTACCCCAATTAACCCGATGAACTACCTTATTCAAATCTTCAAGGTCTTGACATACATTGATACCAAGGCCGCCTGAATCGACAACATAGGTAACATTGCTATATTCGGCGCCCTCATCAGCCAGATAACCGGCAAACATGTTTGAGCGTATCTTGTTAGTTAAAAGAGGTATCCTGAACAATTCCACGCGCCGCGCGTCCGGTCCCATGTCACCATAACCGATGACGCGCCCGATAACGCACGACGATTTATCCCGCAATCCCTCGCCAGACGCGATATCACCGCTCACAATCCAGCCGAAATTCTCATTGTCATCAATTATTCGCCCGCGCCGGTACAGGGTCTCGGCCACCTTCCTATTCATCATGTGCTTTGAGGAATCCTGCGGTGAAATTCCTAGCAGGCGAACATTCCTCTCATCATCGTCATATTGATCCCACAGCTCCTTGAGTGAGGAATCGCTTACGAATGGCGAATCAAATGAACTGAAGCGCAGATTATTCCATTCACCGCCATTACCGATTGATAGCTCATTCTGGGTTCTGTAGAAGAACCCGGCATTGCGCGTGAACTGACTGGTTAAAAGCATACGGTTGTGCTGTTCTGTCAGCGCCCCGGATAAAGTGGTCAATACTGCATCTGGCAGTGTTGATGCTTCATCACCAATTACCAGCAACCATTCCCCGTGCCGACCGGCCATCTTGTTCGCGGTCTTTTCATTGGCTGTTTTGCTCTCGGTAAACCAGACCGGTTCAAATCCCTTAATCCGGCATGAAGCATCGGCCAGTATTTCAAGATGTTCTGCAATCCATCCGTGCCTGCCGCGCCTGATGCGCTCATGAGAAATGCCGATTTCTTTCCATACCGTGGCCTTGAGCTGGTCCATGTCGTTCGCTGTAAGCAGCGTAATCGACATTGGGTAGCACAGTTGATGCCACAAAACGATAATTGCGATTCCAGCTGTCTTGCCGGTACCGTGACCTGATGCAACAGAAGTGCGTGATCTCGACGGCGATACGCTAGCAAATAATTCCATTTGCTGATCGGAAGGGATAACTCCAACCACTTCAATGGCAAAACGCTCAATATTCCCGGCGTAACGCTCGCAAAATGGCTTCCATCGCGGATCTTCTGGCAGCAGAACTCGTTTAGTCATCAATCAATCCGCTATCGTGATCTATAACAATCCCAATCCGTTCGCGCCTGCCAATAAGCATTTCGTTGCGTTTTCTAGCCTCTTCAAGCGCCCTGTCGTAAATGGCATCCAGCTCTTCTTTGGGCGGGAATACATTGAGGTTGATATCTTCCTTCAGCTCTATCTTGTCTTTCCATTTGTCAGGATGACGATTCTTTAAAAATAGGAAAGCCGCGCCAGTCTCAGGTGGATAGTGCTTTGTTATTTCGGTTAAGGTTATTTCACCCTTGTAATTGCTTACATGGGTCTCTGGGTGGGAATAACCCATACCGCGTTTATACAGACTGAGAGCCATTTCAGCATCGGCCATCATCTTGCCTCGTCTTAGTGACTCCAAAAATTCAGGATGTTTAATCTTCCAATTATTGACAGTTGATTCCCTAACGTTAAAGAACTCTGCTATCTCTTTATCAGTCGCACCAAGTATGCATAGCTTGTAAACCTGCTCCACATAATCTTCTTGATATAATGTTGGTCTACCGCCTAGTTCTTTATGCTCATCACTCTCGAATGTTTCCGGCTCATCATTGATGGTTTCTATATCGATGGTTTCCGAAACCTTGGCATGGTTTCTCTGCGAAACCTTGGAAACCTTGCATTTTGGCTCTGAAATTATTGTTTCTTTGGGTGTTTTTGTGGATTTTGATGGTTTCTCGCTCTTCTTCCACTTATCACGAAGAGAAACCTTGCGCACACCCGGAGCCGATACCGGCAATGCCATTGATTCAACAATCCACGCATAACCCTCACGCGGGTCTGATTCCCATGTGTTGCGTACTTTCTTCCACTCTTCCGGGGTTAATTTTGGTTTTGCTGCCATGATTGATTACAGAAGTCTTTTTTGAACAGGCTTATCGATCTGTGACACGATAACAGCACCTATTCCAGATACCTCGCATTGCCTACTGAATCGAGTTACTTTTCTCTGACAGGTGCCTGTTAAATTGAATAATTTATCAACAGCAACAAGCAATCGGTTACCGCCGCGCATTTCATCGAATGTTTCTGAATTAAGCTCAACAAACCTTCTGAGAGCATCTTGCACGTCCTGCGATGCCGAAAAAAGGCCGGTTACTGTTTCGCTGATAGCATCCATCCTGAGTTTCAGCTTTCTCAATACTTCCAAATCACGTTGACGACCGGCTTCCCATGCTTCCATCATCCATTTGGCCATATCGCGCTCTTGTAATGCCCTGGCACTGAGTTCCCAGTCATCTGATTCGCCATAAATATAGTCGATCGACACATCGTAGAGCCTTGCCGCTCTCAGAACGACCCAATGCGGAACTGAATTCGTATCAGTACCACCCCGTAACCTAAACGTCGGGCAGCTTCGCCCTGAGCCATGCCTATTGATTCTCTTGATGCGCGCAACCTAAGACCCATGTTCTTTGCTAATGCTGCTCGGGAATTTGCTTTAGGAACTTCTAGGACCGGCTTTTCTTCGACCATAAACTGTTTTTACCCCGTGAATTTGTCGATATTATTTCTGTGGTACTGCACCAGCTATTATTCAAATACCTCAGTTTTCCAACCACCACCCTGTTTATTTGATTTCTTTTGAATAGCTATGAATCTGAAAGGGTACAACCCTGCTGCCACCTTAATTTTTACTCTCGCGTCATCCATCCAATATCCTTTTACTTCATGCGCTTCGAGTTCTCCAGATGCTTTCATTACAAAGAAATCGACGGTGTAAAACGTGTTACCTGCCAAACGCAGCTTTATTGCCTCGAATTTCCACCAGACAACCTCACCGCACGCCTTCAAAGCCTCAAGATGCTGCGAATAAGCAATCTCAGTTTTATTCATCTTGCCGGTTTTCATGCGGCCAAGTGCCTGTAGGTTGCGCATTGATTCACTGCCTGCGCCGCCCTTATTGATTGCTGCAGGAACCGATTTAATGCTTGGAACTAACGCAGGACTTTGACCGGCAACCTTCAGAGTGCCGTTTTTAATACGATTCTCAATATCCTTCTTAAATGCAGGAGAGTATCCGGTCATTTTTTATTCAACTCTTCCACTTTGTCTGCGCTACCGATTCACCAATAACCATAGACACTCTAATAAAGCCCTTTAACTTCCTATTCATTTGATGTTAAAAATATTAAAGTGCCCATGATTCTTGGTTCTCATCACCAAGAGGAGGCAGCACTAAAACCAAATCTTTTTACGATCTGCAGAACCTTGCTTGTGTCCCGGTTCCAATGCCGCCGCCTCTTGGTGCTTTTCTAACAAGTCACACGCAAATCACTTGTACTCGTTGAATCAAATTTCCTTGCTTATATCCACCAGCCAAAGGTAATCTTCAATAGTCTTAATTTTTCTCGTTTCGCCTTCATCAATACCTGCTTCGAGACCATATTTTCCACAATCATTGTCATATAAGAACCATTGCAAACCTTCTTTAGAATCTCCAACCAACACCGCAACAAGCCTTATGTGATCAGCAAACAATTTTTCTACAAATCGGTATGGGCTGGTCTCGCTATTACCAGGAATGCCACCGAATAACTCCTGAAACTTCTCAGTAAATTCGTTTTCTCGCTTCACATGCTCGATCAAGCTCTCAATAAGCTTAATCTTGTATGCTTTTGAGTGATCTATTGGTTCCTGGGCAGGTTTTTCCATAGCGTTAACCGGTGTCGTGTTTTCTGAAACGAAATCTGTCATTTATGATCCCCTATGCCGAGTAATTATTAACAACTTGCCCAAACAGGTACTTCTCAAAATCATCAAGCATTTCCTGCGTAATTTCTGACAGGCTTTCAAGTCCGAGAGAATTCTTAAATGCTGCCTTAATACGCTCTGCTGTGAGTCCTACAGCGTGCGGCAACATGACATCGTGACGATCTTCATGGCTGGCAGATCCCTTGTGCGAACCGTGCGCCCAAGTCATGTGGTGCTTGTGGCATAAAGGCACGCCGTACCAGTGCAGTGGCTTGATTCTCACCCCGGAATTAGCCGATGTTTTTACGTGGTGCATTACAACATCGCCATCGCACGGTTTTATATGTGGCGCAAACTTGATCCCGCAGCACGGAAGCGATTCAACGTACACTTTGTGCATTTCCTGGGTATAGATGCCCTTCTCTTCCATCGCATCCCAAAGCTTGGGATTGCGAAAATAGCCATCCTTGTGCATGCTTTTAGCCAGATAATTAGATGTTTTCTCCTTTAATTTAGGCTCAGGCACATAACTGTTTGTTCTTGTATCGTTATCATCTATCCTGATAGCGAAAATATGGTACAACTGCCCCGCTGTTTTACCCTTCTTGACAGTAGCAACCTCAAACGGGATCACGCTTTCATCATCAGGAAGCATGAACTTAATTTTAGGTCCGTCCCTAGAAGTGCTTTTCATCCACTCAAGCAACTGCATTTCTCCTGAAAACTCCAAGATGCCCATAGCGCGCAATGCCGACTCAAGCTTCTCTATGTATTCGTGGGTTTGTTGGTTCACTTACCCATCAACCCAATAACAAGACCAATCATAAAACCAGGGGCGGATCCAGCAAACATGGCCATAACCACTAATTGCGCGCACTTAAATCTTGTTAACTTAATTACATTTTCCATAATCACACCTCCTTTTTGCTTTTCTTCTTCCTTGATCTCAGCTCGTCCATGATCTGATCTGCAAGCTCATCACCGTACAATCTTCGCCAAGACGCTATGCAGCTAAATTTGTACTCCCTGGTGAAACACATTTCGATAAAATCAGCGCCTTCTTTTACTGTTGGTTTTCTGTACCCGGTTTCAGTATTTTTCAAAACTGTCTGCGTCAAGCTTTTTTCTTTTCAGAATCGAAAGCCAGCCTTAGATCAGTTGCAATACCTCCAGCCTGGTGAAATCCGATCAGCGGTTTATCCGTGCCCCCGCTCATTACGCGCTCACAAGCAGCCTCGTTTCCGATCATGACCACAGGCTGCAATTTCAATCCTTGACTGCGGTTATGCGCGTTCGCTATTCCTGTTAAAACTGATGGGTGCTCAGGAATTTCACTTCTTTCACGGAACCCGCGATACCGATTCTCAAATTCCCTGGCCACGAATGGCCATTCATCCTCATTTTTTTGACCAAGAGCAATCCAACCGCCCATGTCATGCAATACTCGGTGAATTAATGGATCTTCAAAAACAACATCAACGTAAGTTCCCTTGTGGCGCACTGCACTGTCTACCTTTGCCCAAGCCACCAAAGCAGCATCTTGCGTTGATCCTTGCAGCATCCTGATGATGTCAGCGGGCTTTGGTAACCACTTTCCAGATTCGGTGTTGATCACATGCCGGTTGAATGCTTCAACGATTGCATTTAGGTCAAATTGCTTCAATGCGTTCCACCAGACATCAAGAACAAAATCATTGATATCCTTGTCATAAAATCCATAAACACCAGCCAAACCTTCTTTGAATTTTTTGTAATCATCGCTTGTCATTGCGCTTTCCTCATTTCCGGTGGAACCCAGTCGCTGACCGCACTTATGTTGTTCTGCAACACCCTGTCAGCCTTGTTTGGCAACTTGCCTTCGAGTAACTTACCCTTTAAATCCAATGCTCTTTCTCGCTGGTTTTTAACGATAGCCAGCACGTAAGCAAATCCTTTTTTCTTGTCTTTAGCGGTTCTGGCAGCATGCATAAACTCGTCGATAGTCGCACCAATCCTTATCAATTCAAGGAATTCAGGGTGCGATTGATTGATGTCGATAATTCCGATTTTTTTTATGGCAATACACACACTCGCAGAAGTGCTTAATCCGCTACTCTGTTGGGAGGGATAATCAGAGTGTGTTTCTTCCTTACTTTGGTTTAATGGTTCATTGGTTAATGGTTCTTGGTTAGGTGGCGCTTCGTTCACGCTTTCGCACGGTTCGTTCACGGTTCGTGTTTTATCCTTTCTTTTGTTTTCACGTTCCGTTGCTATTCTCTTGTTTGTTAGTGCATTTTCGTGGTACTTGTCGATTTCTTCCTGAATCCTGTTTTGAATATAAACACCATCAACAAGATCGAAGAATTTGCTCAAAACAAACTCAACAGCATCCTTTTCCTCCTTAGTTCGCGCCCAACACCAGTCGATAGCATCATCAAGAGTCATGTATCAAAAGCGTGTACGCTCCGTGCTCAAGCATGGACAGTCGCCCTGCTTTCTTTGCGTAATCGCCGATATTCATCTTGAAGTAATGCATCTATCAATTAACCAATAAAAAACCCAGCGCGCCAAACAAGGGAGGGAACAAAGCGCACTGGGATACATAACCTGGAAGAGCTGGCAGGAATCGAACCTGCGCACATGAAGGAATTGCATGCGCTACCACTACAGCCCTTGTGTATGAAACCCAATTCAACACTCCACCGATATCTCGTATCGTTTTGATGCCGGTCATTCCAGCACTTGGGTTAAGAGGTTTATTCATGGTCTAGTGAGGTTCACATGAATTCTGTTATTTGTTTGTCACAGATGCTTTTCTTTCTTCGCTGAACCTCTGCTGCTGCGGTAATAAACTCATCGTATTCTTTGCGTATAGCAACAAGCTCATTCCAGTCGATATCGCCGTTTTCCATGGACTTGCTTATCTCTCTTGCCCATTCACCTTGTTTCGCTTGTAAGTCGAGAAATAGATCAAGAATTTCTTTATCCGATAGCGCTTCGAAGTCAGGTTTTTTGATGCACATTAAACCGCGCTCATCAGCGAATGCTTGTGCTATCCGGTCGGTATCACAGTAATCAACAATCTTGCGTAATTCCTTGACCGTGAGATCGTGCGTATCTTCGTTCGGAAGCAGTTTTTTGCGCATCGTGCCTGGGTTCTTCCCCATCCTTGCCGCGAGTGCCTCAACTCCGCCCGGGTAACCGTGCGCTATCTCATGTATTTGATCCATTAGATCCATGTCTCTCTCGCTCGAATTTGTCCGTTTTTTTTAACTGTTGCCATGGCTATGATGGTCATCATGAAAAATCATGCCGCGTCTTTTGTGTTTGTTTGGTCTTGCTGGGCAAGTTCAGGCCACCATTTATGCCAGTCATCTGGACGCATATCTATGCGGGATAGTGGATCGCTTGTTTCTTTAAGCCACCCTTCAATAGTTGCGCAATATTCGCTAGGGATTCCTTCTATCCCCCACGAATTAACGGCTCCCTTTGAAATATCAAACCTATCTGCCAATTCCTTCTTGGTAATTTTTAATGCGGAAACTATTCGTTCCACAATAATTCTGCGCTTCTGAGACAT